CTATACCTCCAACACCTGCACCTATCAAAGCGCCTACTGCCGTTCCGAGAACAGGTACAACGCTTCCAATAGCTGCGCCTGCCGCCGCACCAGCCGCAACGCCTCCGACTTTCCACGCTCCAGATTCTTTATACGCCGCCGCTTCTTCCTTGTCTTTGGAAGTAAATCCTTTGTACAGGTCAGCACCTCCGCTTATTAACGTGGCACCTCCGACCGCTCCGCCAGCTACAGCACCAAGACCGAGAGCAGATAACGCTCCGGCGGAAAGTGATGCTCCGCCAGCCAGGTTTCCTGCGCCCAAACTAATTGCCGTGTTTGCACCAAAACCGAGAATACCCGTTCCGGCTCCGGCACTTCCTATCATTCTTCTTCCGATTCCAGGAACCACCGTGGTTCCTCCTCCATCTGTGGAAACTGTCTGGCTCCCAAAAATACTTCTTCCAAGGCTAATACCTTTTGTTCCCATACTCAACAGTGGAAGTCCAACTTTAGCAATCATCGCCGCTGATATCCACGATGACAAATCTGCTTCTTCTCCTCCTGGAAGAATTTTTCCTGCATTGGAGAATATTCCCTGGATAGCAGACCATATTTTATCTTTCAATGCTCCAACGTCAAAACCGTCAATCAGTCCTTTCGCAAAAGCGGAGCCAACACTGGCCCCTTCATCTATCGCACCGGATACATCCACTCCAAGCAATGCCAGAAGGCCAGTGGAGATTGCAGTTCCTATCCCTCTACCTATAGAGCCGGCTTTTCCGACAAAGAATGAATGGCCTTTGTTATCCCACCACTCTCCGAATGGCTGTGCTATGATTTCATCCCAGGCAATTTTAACCTTACCCATGAAGTCTGCATTTTTCCATTCATCTGTAGCTGTAAATTCTGCAATTTTCTTTTTGAAGGAATCAACCTTTTCGTCCACATAGTCCATGAAGTGCATAAGTCCAGCCTCAATATTAGGCATTTGCTCCGTCAACCAGGTAGCCAAATCCATCAGGTACGGTTTGAGACGTTCTCCCAGTGACAGTTTAACGCCATCAGCAGCACTCTGTAATAATGTAAAAGCACCCTGCAAGTTATCAAGCATGGTGTCTGCCATCTTTTGGGATGCCCCGTCTGCATTGTTCACTGCATCAGCTAATTTGTTGTAGTCCTCTTCCGATGCGTTGATGATGGAAAGCATACCCGCCATCGCTTCTTTACCGAAAATAGTGGATGCCGCTGCGGTCTGTTCTGCTTCTGACAATCCTCCCAAGCTGGTTCTCAGATTATCCATCACGCCCCTGAAGGACTTCATGTTTCCTTTTCCGTCAGTGAGACTTATTCCGTATTGATCCATCGCCGCCGCCATCTTGTCTGTAGGGGCTGCCATGTTTGCAAGTGCGGTTTTTAATGCAGTACCGGCCATAGTACCCTTTACGCTGGAATTTGCCATCAATCCAAGTGCCAGGGAAATATCTTCGATTTTGTATCCCATAGCCCCCGCTACCGGAGCGATATATTTAAAACTCTCTCCGAGCATACCAACATTGGTATTGGCATTTGCGGATGCCTGCGCCAGAACATCAGCAAAATGCCCGGAGTCCGAAGCCTTCAGCCCAAAGGCTGTCAAAGCATCTGTAACAATATCACTGGTGGTTCCCAGACTTTCCCCGGATGCCGCCGCCAAAGACATAATTCCCTCAATACCGTCAAGCATATCCTGGGTCTTCCACCCAGCCATCGCCATGTAGTTAAATCCTTCTGCCGCTTCCGTGGCCGTAAACTTTGTGGTAGCACCCATGTACTTAGCCTTTTCAGTCAGCTTGTCAAAATCTTCCCCTGTAGCGCCACTTATAGCTTTCACCTGGCTCATTGCGGCCTCGAAGTTAGCAAAGGTATCTATTGTATCCTTTAGCCCTATGCTCACTCCGAGTACCGCTCCTACTTGGAAGACGGGATTCTTTAGCAGATTGATAATTCCTCTGACTGGAGATGTAACCAGGTCTACCGCTTTCATCGTGATATTCCAGGTCTTGTTCCCGATAGTCTTCAGTCCGGATTTCAGCTTATCCACAATGGGAGAAACCTTGTCTTTAGCTTCTAACAACAACTGGTATTTCTGCTTCATCCAGCTTGAAAGACTTTTTTGTGTCCTCTCCGCTGATCTATCGAATTGTGATACGGTTCTGCTGGCTCTGTTTACAGAGTTCTGCGCCTGTCTCGCCGCACTATCGACCTGCTCAAACGAATTGGCGATGTTCGACAGTTCCGGGTCTGTATTATCCGTAACTTCAATCGGTATTTCAATTCTCACAGTTTCAGCCATCTACTTCCCCTCCTTCCTTGTAGGATTCAAGCGTTATTTGCATTGACGCAAGCAAAAAAGCCCTCACACCAGGGGGCTTCTCGTAAAATTCATCTATTGTCATTCCTGTTTTCTGGAATATGTGATGGAGTAGCGTGGCCTTTCCTCCGGCCTTTATCAGTTTTTTGCCACTTCCTCCAGATTGTCGCTGCTGTCATAACCGCTGAGTTTATCAATCTCTTCGATTACCCTTTCCTTTTCTCCACTCTTCAGGGCGTATTCGATAACATCCAGCCCATTCATAATCTGGCAGCCTTTATCATTCAGTGCATCCCAGATTTTCTTGTTATCCCAGAGTTTCGCACGGTCTTCTTCTACAGTAGCCTGATAGATAATGGCACATCTGTACTTAACCGTATTCGTATCTTCCGGAAGTTTAATGCCAAGCTGCTTGTTACGCACGTACTTTGTGTGCTTGGTTTTACATCTGTTGTATTCGTCCTCGCCAAGAGCACGGATATCGAATGCAAAATACAGAACGCCTCCACGCCTGATTTCCAGATGCTTTACTTCATCTGTCCGGAATCCAGCCGCCGCAATCAGTCCATTGATGAAGTCATTTTCAAACATTCTGGTCTGTGCCTTATTCTGCTCCTCTGTAAACTCTCTTTCCTCTACCGGTGTTTTTTCTTCTGCCTGTGCTACTGCCATTTCTTTCTTATCCATTCTGATTTCCTCCTAAACTAAAATATGAGGGCACCACACCATCTCCGATATGATGCCCTTCTGAATTAACCGATTGACAACAAATTCTGTAATTTCGGCGGTCTGTTTACAAAGAAGTTCCATGCCCTCTTGATAACATCGCCAACTGCGATATTCTGTAAATCCACCTGTCCGGACGGCAGGCAATCTCTGTATACCATTCTCTCCTCAGAGCCATTCAGTCCTTTGAGAGTTCCCTGGAAATCCCATACCGGCATGATTCCCGTTTCCATTGCTTCCACCAGTTCGATGATAAAAGCATCATCCTCTACAACAACCTGCGTCATCGTGAGACTGACTGAAAAGGAAGCGGATGTCTCATGCTCCTGCGGATCACCGAGCACATTGTACTTTGCATTGTTGAAAGTCACGTTTGATGTGAACGTCTCCACGCTTGCCAACATTACGCCGTCTTTGTTGTAAAACGCTCCGTCCTTACCTGTTCTTGCGTGCCGGGAATCACCGGCTGCCCTTGCGTTAATAGGCATAACTCATTCCTCCTTTATTCCTGTGTGCTGAATCTAAAGAAGTACGTCAGGTAGAGATGTTCTGCGGAATCTTTATCCACGCAGTCAATCACAAACCAAGCACTGTCTCCATCAGCTTTGTATACTGTGCTTTCTGTTACCGTACAGGATACCAGTTTCCCCTCTTCAACCATCGTGTCACCGATTCCCTGAAGCTGGCTGATAATAGTAGAACGACCATTCGCATCATTGTCTACCTTTCCGACAAGAGAATCCGCCTGGTCGTTCATTCTTGTAATCATTTCATATCTGGTTTTTGTCCTTCGGATTTTCTTCCAGCCGTCATCCTGGTTATCATCAGGGGTTATCAGCGTATTGATAGCACTGTCTATCCACACCTGCTTGCTCTTGTTCAGGCTGAGAACCAGGCAACCGGACTGTTCCGCTTTTGTCATCTGGGTAGGTGTAAGCACGTCATTCAACTGAGTTACTTTATCCAGAACTGTATGAGTAAGGGATGTATTGGAAGGACAGCCTGCAATCATGCCTGCAATTTTAGCCGCCGTCTGGTATCCTTCAATCTCCCCGTAAGTGGTTCCTGTGGCAGAAGAATTGAGAACATACACAATCTTCTCGCTGTTGAATGCTGCCGCATGTGCCATCCTGTCCTCCAAGGCAACTGATTTCTTCTCGGCAACTACACCGATTGTCAACTGGCCCATGTTAAAGATGCGGTCCAGGAAGGAATCCAGAAGTCCATGTACAGCCTGATCGTCCGTATCAACGCAAACCGTGTTCATGTAGTACGGTTCAATGGCGTTGAATCCGTTGCTGTAGTCCTGAATCGTTGTTGTCGGGTCTGTTCCGACTGTCATTGCAGTCTGGGTAACTGCCGCCAGTTCCCCTGTTGC